GTGGGAGTCTAAGGACCCTAGCCACACAAATTTGCACAGCTTCCAACATCCAACGGAAGCGAAACCAACCAGCAGGCAAGTACAAGATGAAGTTCGAGTACACCATGCCCGTCGTAGAGAAGCGGCCCCACTACCGTGGGATTCCCGCGACACCCTACAGTCCCCCGGACGTCTTCGCGATGTTCTGGGCGGTGCTGGTCGCGCTGCACAACTTTGCAGTGCACATCGCCACGCCAATCCAGGCGTACCTCCCAGAGGCCATGATGATGACAACTGACCCGTTTTACAACGTGGTCATCCTTGTCGGATACGTGGTTGTGTGCGGGTACATCGGATACCGTGGCACAAACGAACTCAAGAAGCGACGGATGGCAGCCAAGATGGCGAGCCTGGTAGGCGTCGCACCCGAGTACCTGAACGAAGCAATTGTGAAAGGACACATGGAATTCGAGCCCAAAGGAACCAAGTTCCCTCCCGGCCCTTATTTGCAGATCCACCACAACGGCGAGATCCTACGCCTTCCGGCGTACCCGTCGACAGGCCGCCCTATGAGCAACAAAGAGAAAATTGATGCTTACCAACGGCTGGCCAAGTTTTGTTCTGATCCCCCCAAGGTGATTGATGGCAGCAATGTCAAAGAGAGCATCCTTAAGAACAGCCCCCTGACAATGACAGGGTCGCACTCTAAGGGTGTGGTAACAATTTACGCCACCGCTGTTACCGGGGAACGAAAGGTGTTCGGGCTTGGGTCGCGCGTTTGGGTGCAGCACAATGGAGAGAAGTTCACAGTTTTGATGACTTGCACCCATGTGCTGGACCAGATTCGCGCCAGTAATGCAACAGATCCAGGAATCGAGCATGACACCAAAGCGGGCCACGCCCGCTGCTTCCCGCGCGAAAGTAGCGAGGAGTACGGTTTGTTCACCTGGGACGTCTACACTACGAGCCCCCAGAACCAACATGACATCACAATGCTGATCGCACCCGGCCCTAACCGAGGCCAGGCTGTGTGGCAGAACATGGAGGTGGCGCCATTGGCGCTTGGAGCACTCCGCAAACGAGCAATCATAGCCATCAACGGCCAGATGCCCTCGGGAGCGAAGTACACCTCTGAGGGTATCATAACGAAGGCGCTCAATGGCCAGCTATGGCACACAGCAAGCACGACCCCAACCACATCAGGAGCTCCGCTCATGAACAAGGGAATGGTCGTCGGTGTGCACGCAGCCAGTGGAGCCGTGACTGACGGGCACTTCAATGTAGCCCGGTCTGTGCAAATCTTTGAACATGCCAACCGACCCAAGTTTACGAAGGAGTCATGGGAAACCTACTCCAGCAAGGAAATCTATGAAGAGATGTACGACGGCGACATGTACGCCGACGACTCCGACGAGGACCGACGCCAGTACGAATGGGAAGGTATGCTGCGGGGTTCAACCCGACACCGCAACAGCCATTACATGGAGGAATTCGAAATCGGAGACGCACGCCCTTGGGGCGATCGCGACGAGGAGGAAGAATTGGTCTTCGGAGACATGGTGATGGCATACAAACTCACGCACGAGTGCTCGCACGGCGCCGACCTGACAAAGGAGAGCGCCGGTTGCAAGCTTTGCGAGCTGCGCCAAAACGAGGAGAACAACGTGAAGACGACGACCCAGCTGAAGAAGGCAGAAAAGAGAGGTATCAAGCTATTAGATGCCCTTAAATTCTACCAGGACTTCGAGGCTGATCAGGCCGTCATCGCCGCGTACAACGCTTCCTCGGCAGACGTTCAGCAGTCACTCGAGCCGCCAGCGCCGCAGATGTATACACCCGAACCCGACAGGGCCAAGGCGTACGCATGCGCGTTGGCTGAGGAAAACAAGATACTGGCGTCGTTGACGGCCGAGAACACGCGCGATATCCCGACAGACAATGAAATCACAGAGCTCACAGCCAAGGCTGACAAAGTGCTCGAGGCGCTTGAGGCGCGGGTGATGGTATTCATGCAGACACACGAGGCAACCCACGCGGACGCCCCGGCCCTGCCTGAGAAGCCCGACCCTATGATCGACATGTCAGACAAAACGACAAAACTGGAGGAGAAGATGCTCGCTGTCATGGCGAAGCTCGACGCTGCAGACATGGACAGAGAGAAACTCCGCAAGGCGATTCGCGACACAGATGCCGAAGCTATGGCAAATGCAAACGCGCGCCGTGAGACACTCCTGAGGGCCGAGGCCACCATCGACGCAGTTGTCAGCTCTGTCAACGCCCCAGTTACCAAGTCGAGTCCCGCAGACGAGGACAGCGACCTGGAGAGCGTTGCGTCAGGCTTCTTCGACGAGAAGAAGGAGTCGCGTCAGGATTTTCGTACCCGAGAGTCGGCAGCTGGCTCGCAGACACCAAACCAGCGCATGCACAAGCTCATCGAGGAGCGAAAGAAAGCAGAGAAACCGTCGAACCGGTCATGGAAGGTCTTCACAAAGCTCCGTCAGGAGTTGGTGGGAGCACCCACGACCAGCCAGAAGGACAGCAAATTCCTGCAGAGCTTTTCCAAGAGCAAGTGGATGCGTGCCTCAAGTTCCACACAGAACGGGGGCACATCAGCTGGTGCGAACCAGTAGTGGAGTATCACGGATTGAGTGACTCCACTCTCCGCCACATAGGCTATGGCCAAAGCAAGCACCAGAGTAAGCGCAAGCAAACTTCGGCAGCTTCTGACGCCGCAGTCGCCATTGACCCGCGTCTCAGCAATTGGATGTACCCCGAACGCAACGCTCTCGCAGAGCGCATATCGCTTCGGATTAACACCATGAAACTGAACGCGGTACCCGAACCAAACGACTATGACAAGAAGACCGCAGGTCTAGTGAAGACTCACTACCCGCGTGTCAACCTGGATAAGTTGAATCATGACCTGAACACGATGTTGCTCGGTGACACAGACGCCATCACGGCCCATGTGTACGAAGCAATCAACCGAGTGTCACTATCGAAGACCCCAGGATTCCCGCTAAGGGCCCAATTCGCTAACAACGAAAAGGCCCTCACCGAAGCCCATGCAGCAATCGCACGCACCGTCGTCGCCCGCCTTTATCAGCTGGCCACGAACGACTGCAGCGACAAAACACCACAGCAGTTGGTGGAGCTCGGGTTGGCGGATCCGGTGGCAGTGAGCGTCAAACAGGAGCCAAATCCGCTGAGAAAATCGGAGAACGGCAACTGGCGCACTATCTGCCAGGTCTCCCTAGTGGACCAGATCGTCACAAGGGTCATGAGCCACACACAGAACGACCTAGAGATCAAACTCTGGAGGACGATACCCAGCAAGCCTGGAATCGGCTTCTCAGACGAAGATGCAGAGTACATCCTCAAGCCGGTAGCACCCAGCCTCGAAAACGGAACCCTTATGGTGTCCGATATTAAGGGCTGGGACACCGGCGTGCAGGAATGGGAACTGCTAGGTGCAGCCGACAGTCGCGCAGACACATCAGTTGGAAGAGGAACACTCTACCACAAGATTATGCGCAACATGGCTCACGTACTCGCCCGTTGTGTGTACGTGCTGTCAGACGGCACGTTGTTGGCACAGACAATTTACGGAGGGCAAGTCTCTGGCGGCTACAACACAAGCTCAGACAACTCAAAAATGCGCGTGAAAGCGGCATGGTGGGTTGGAGCGACGGTTGTACAGGCCATGGGCGACGACGCCAACGAGGACAAGGTAGATGACGCAGTGGAGAAGTACGCAGCGCTAGGCAAGACCCTGCGCGAGTACACGCCATGCAACGGCAGGCTGGAGTTCTGCAGCCAGGTGATCGAGCCCGGGAAGATCTATCCGATCGACTCAAGCAAGTCACTTTACAGGCTGCTCAACACGACCTGCCAGGACAAGGACCAGATACTGCGCCAGTACCTTGAGGACAACCGCCACAGCCCGTCGCGCCTTAGCGACATTACGACCATTTATGAGTCGGGCTGGGCGGCCTCAGGCCCGACCCTCTAAACGCCTGGGATGGAGGACCCAGGCAAACCTGAAATGGCCAAGGCCAAGAAAACCAAGACCAAGAGTGATGGCAAGCGAGCCAAGCCAACCCAACGGGGCCCAGCCCCGACGGGCATCGGACAGCGTGGAAGCACGCCGTTGGCTCGCCACGCACGGCTGGTGTCTGGTATTCCCAAGCGAGGGTACCATGCAGCTGGAGAGACTATCTCCAACTGCGAGTACGTCGGAGACGCCACAGTTAACTGTGACGCCACCTCGCTTGGAGAACTCTTCCAGACACGGAGTTACCGAATTAACGCCGGCGACCGAACCACGTTCCCGTGGCTCTCGGTCGTGGCTGAGGGGTACGAGTACTACAAGTTCGAGTCCCTGGAGTTCATCTTCGTCAGCCGTGAGCCAGCAACCAAGGAAGGGGTGATCTTGATGGTCATCGACACCGACCCCAGCGACCCGCGCCCATCCAACAGCCAGGAGCTGATGGTGGCCCCCCGCGCCGCAACCGATGTTGTTTGGTCGGATCTGAGCTGTACAGCTCCGCCGACTGCACTGAACAACTTCGTGGCCAACGGGGGCCATGGATACTACGTGTCCAATGGCGACGACGCGCAAGGCAGCGATCTGCGGCTCATCGACAGCGGAACCTTTTGGTTCGCTAGCGAGGGCTACCAGCATACGCTGCCCGCACTAGCAGCAAAGACCGTAGGCTCTCTGCTCGTGCGTTACCGCGTCAAGCTATCCATACCCAACAGCGAGAAGCGCCTGGTTGTGAATGGCGCCCAAGGGTCGCCCATCACCCAGCCAGCACCGCTGCTACCGCAGATCTCGCGAGTTTTCGACTCGCGCACTGCGGCTCCGGCAGCATACGTCTCTGGCAATTGGTCGAAGATCCTGCTCGACGACGTCTCGTCGCTGCCGAGCTCATTCGCGTCAGTCGCAAACTTCCTCGGTGTCACCGAGAAGGACATGACGATGCGCAACGCTCAGCAGTACTGGGACGTGGCGAGCCAGCTCTTCACCATGCCTAAGGGCAAGTGGAAGATGGATGTCACAACCACCAACCTGATAAACGGACCTGCTGCCACAGCGGTCCTTGAGAAGTTCCTGCGCTGGGTGGCTCACCGCCCCTCGACCGGACAGACGGTTTACCTGGATTGCACACGCAACACCCAGGACGTCCCGGTAGCCGGAACTACGCTGTACGACACCCTCTCAGCTTCAGCCATCGCGCTGCTTGAGGAGGGCGACCAACTCTTTCCGGAGTTCAAATACGGCACGCTCATAGGTACAGATCCTGTAGGCAAGTTGCTCAAGTCAGTGGTCGACCCAACATACATCACGATGACACAGCTAGGCCTGTGAGAAGCGTGGCGTTGGGCGGACAGAGAAGTCTTTAAAATCCAAACCCCTGGGGCCACATGGCCGCCGGGGGGTGTAGGTTTCCCTAACAAATGCAGAGATAAATGCTACCTACGGGAATGAAAGACACTGGAACCTAACCAGTATAAAATGGTAGGCGGCGTGCGAGACGGATCTCTCGTACGGTGCACGCCCCGATGGCTAGCGGAGCCCGAATCGTTAAAGTGAAGACTTGCGATACGGCTTGACGCGATGCCGGGTGGGTGTGGGGGTGATTTTAAAATCTGTTGACAGCAGACCCCAAATTAATCACTGGAACAAATGTCGCCCCCCGAAGGGACCCTAACATAACGATGAGAGCGGT